ATGGCATTTGATATTGAAGACGTTAGTATGCATTTTAAAGATTATATTGAAGCTTTGAGCAAGAAAAATCTGTCTGATAAAGATTTAGATAAAGGTTTCAGTCATTCGTTACAAACAAATGGTTTGAAAGCTATATCTTACTTTATGAAGAAACAAACAAAGTTTGATTCAACAGAAGATTTTATGGTTCGAGACAAATATGGTCAAGGCGTTAATGCTTGGGATAAGATGATGAATGTTGTGTTTTCTTGTTTTGCTAGGTCTTATAGTGTTAAAATTAGACAATTGCTTAAGCCAAATGTGATTTATGCAAATGGGGAGCCAGATGTTAATTTTGGTGTCAGTGCTTCAGCAATGATTTCAAATTATATGGAATCTCATAGTGGTCACTATCCAGCTACAATTGAAAATGATTTTACAGAGTATGATACTTCGCAAAATGAGGCGACAATCGAATGGGAAATGAGTGTTTTACGTGATTTAGGTGTGACAGATCAATGTGTTGTTTTATATGGCGAGCATAAGAAAAAGTGGAAAGCCACTTATCCAGGCAAATGCTCTTTAAATGGTGTTATGAAAAAACATTCTGGAGAACCTTTTACATTAGATTTTAATACAGTTTTAAATATGTCCATATGCGGTGCGATTTATGATATTGAAGAATTAACTTGCGCACTTTTTAAAGGTGACGATTCGTGTGTGTATGCTCATAGAATTGAATTTACAGAGCGTGGTTCAGATTTGTTATCACGTTTGGGATTCAAGGCTAAAATGCATCGTGTGCAAGTTTCAGAATTTACAGGTTACATAGTTACAAAAGATGGTTTTTATCCAGATTTGGTTCGTAGATTGTCCAAAGTTTTAAGTAAAGTTTATAAAAATGAAGAAGAGTTTTCGGAAATGAAATTAGCAGTTTATGATATAATTAGAGTTATTCAGAATAATAAATTGAATGATTGTGGTCCTTTATTGCTGTGTTCTTATTATAATAAAATGATTCGTGATCGAGGCGTGTTCGAAAAAACAA